CTTTCCCCATGCGTCGAGGCTGTGTCCGTTCTCTAGACTTGGGCTTAGTAGTCTCGACATTATCAATGTATCCGACACTTGGCTCAATCGAATCTTCAAGTTCCATAGCCGATTCAATATCGGTGCATCGAATCCAATGATGTTGTGTCCAACGAACTGATCGCCCTGCCTTAGATAACTTCTCAAACTTTTTGGTTCCGTCCATACGTTTACTTCACCTGTTGTTATATCTTTTGTTACGCAGCACCAGATGGTGTCATGCTTTAGGTTTGTTTCTATGTCAAGAATAATTATCCTAGAGTGGCTCATCAAATAGTTCCGTCATTCGTCCTGTATCCCTATTATAATACAACGAACAGGCAGGCCCTGTCAAGCCTGAGAAACGATTCTTTAGTACACGCACCCTGGTAGTGTGCCTCTCTGCAGGGTCTTCAGCCTGTCCATTACGCTCTAGACCTAGCACTATGTCAGACAACTGACCAATGGAACCAGAGCCTCGTAGCTGGCTTAGAGAGGTAGCTGCTCCTTCCTCGTGGCCCTTACTATCTGGACGCTTTAGGTGACTGACTGCAAAGAGAGATACACCAGTCTCTTGTACGATCATGCGAAGCCGTGTCATGATCTCGTCTAGTGCTTTCCTTTCGTCTCCGTTGTCTTGCGAGGAAACAACAATCGATACGTGATCCAGGAATATATACTTACACGACAGTGCCTTAGCCATGAAGCGAACACGATTAATGATGTTGTCAACTGCTGTCGATCCAAAGTGGTCAAAGAAAAATAGGCGATCAGTGCCAAGAGTATCGTCAAAAGCATTTCGTAATTCATCTTCAGTAGCCTCACAATCAGGTAGGTGTAGCGGTTTACTAGCAGACAGTGACATCAAACTTTTGGCAGTCTTCTTCACTGACTCTTCGAGAAACATCAAGCCAATGTTATCATTGGAGTTCTTAAGGATATGATATACGATCTCTCGTAGGAACTGTGACTTACCCAGGCCAGAGCCTGCAGTTACAGTGATCAACTCACCTGCTCGTATGCCATAGGTAAGCTGGTTCATTCCTTGATATGGGTACAGTACATCTGCCTTCTCTACTGGCTGATTAACCAGATCCCATAGTCCCTTACCTGCGATGATACCATCAGGTACGAACTTCTCAGCCTGCCACCAACGATCTACGAATCGCTTTCCTTCGTTGGCTGATAGATACTCACACGCATCCTTGAACCCTTGGTGCTTGACGAGTCTTGCCTTGGGGCCAAACAGTTCACCCACCTGAACAGCAGCAGTTGTGCCTGGTTCGTCAGCGTCAAAGCAAATAACAATATTCTCGAACGAGTCCAGCCATTCAAAGTTAGCTTTACAATCTGCAAGTGCAGATCCTGCACCATTCCTGACAGAAACCACAGGATACTTTGACCCCAACATCTGATACGCTGCAAGAGCATCGAACTCCCCTTCTACAATAGTTACATATCTACCACCCTTCGTGAATAACTGTTGACCAAAGAGCTTTGCCTCTTTCCAAGATCCTTCTACACTAAACTTCTTCTCAGTAACACTACGCTTCTTGTATGCAGCAATGTGATTGTCATCAGCATAGTAAGGAAAGTAGTACTGGTTGTTGTAAACACCAACGCCAAAGTCCTGGCAGGTGGTCTTGGTAATCCCACGATCTGCTACTGACTCATAGCTAAGCTCAGCGGGTTTGGCTAGTGCAGTATGCACAGTGAAGTTCCTTTCAGTAGGTATGTAGTCATGGTTAGTACGATGCACTGCGCCACAAGAGAAGCACTTAGTACCCCAATCATAGACTGCTAGTGCATCGCTAGATCCACAATCATCGCATGGTTGATGGGATGCTATCTGCTTAGACATTACCGACTCGCTACGCACTGATAGACATTGTTCCCAAAGTAGAATCCACCTAGCTTAGCACACTCGTTCTCTACCACCAGCTTCTGGGTTTGCATACCTGCCAGAAAACCAAAGAGCACTGAGACAAGAATAAGAATTACGTATGTAGTAAATGATTTCATGTTAGATCCTTTATCGATAGAACTCGAGGGCTGCCTCATAAACTAAATCTCCATTCTCTTCGTTAAGTTTGTTTAACTCTTCGTCAGTGTAAGGAGTACCATCATCGTGCTCAGCATAGCTGATGTATGCGTCTGCAAAATCTGGGTAGTCCCAAGCGTATACATCTTCGACTTCAATGTTCTTCATGATAGATCCTAGAAAGGTGAATCAGTTTCTTCTGTCTTAACTTTGAATGAGATTGAGTTACGTGCATCAAGTATATCACGTAGCACTGTGTCCCAACCACGTTGTTTAATGAAGAAGACTACGTCTGCTAGAGTTGTTTCGTATTCGTATTCTTCAAACTCTGAAATACTAAGCATCTTAATATCTTTCTTAAATAATAATAAACATACTTCTATGAACTACTAAGTAGTATTATAGCACTACTCTTCCAGATTGTCAACACCATCCACCAACAAAGTATCGTTATCAGAATCAAGTACCGTGTCTTCATCGTGTTGGAGGTCTGCTCTTTCTAGTGCAAGCACATCGTCGTTAATAGTATAGTAGCAAGTGTTACATAAGTCAAGGTATTGATTAGTGTTGACTGACTTACGTGTTGCCTCAAAGTCTGTTAGTAAACAGTCACATGCAATGCACCTCATTGGAGCACCTCCCATTTATTAGATGTCAATCTATAGATGTTACCATCCTCACCTAGTCCATAGAAAGATCCCTTCTGATCTATAGCCATAGACACTATCTTGATTGGCTTAACTGTTGCATGCGTAGAAGTCTCTGCTGGTTTGTCATCTTGCTCCAGTTTATCAGATCCTCTTTTGTTCTTAGGCACGTTCGGCATATCTCTTTTTCCTTATCGTAATCACACTCGAAGTTGCATGGAGTTACAGGCTTTTCATTACTGTTGGACATATATCAATCAAGATATCTTTACATCGTTGAGCAATGATCCTGTGTTCTTTCTGTGTCTCCATACCAGTACGCAATTGTACGTAGTGAATCCAGCTACGAAGACTACCATTCATGTACATCTTACTCATAGTCAGACCCTCTGGCAATACCTTACGTGCTACCTCCTTAGCTATACCTGCCTGCAAAGCCTCTTTATAGGCCCGTAGACAGCCTCGTAGTGCCTCCTCCTGGGCGAAGTACCACTTCATCTTGAGATCGTCACCAGCAGTCTCTAAAGAGGCTTGCCGATTCTTCTCATCCTGCATCCTAGCTTCAGACCAGAGGAAGGTAGAACTCTCAGCGTATCGTTGGCTGAACTCCTGGAATGTAAAGCTACGATGACGAAGGATCTGTCGTGCTATATCCCTGGTGGTGTTGATCTCCATGCAAATGTTTACCATCTCGAAGGGAGACCAGTGCTGGTGCTTGATCAAATAGCTAATTAGCTTTTCACTATTAGGATTATCCTGGTTCTCTGGATTAGATACCCTAGCCATGTATGCTATCTGTGGCTCAGCATTAGGCGTAGCCCAAACCAGCTTAACTGAATCAGTGACAGGCAGATCTACCTCGTAAGGAACACCAGATACCTTAGCTTTCTTAAAGAATATATTTAGTTCATCCAATGTTCTTTTCCTCTTTTGATTTGTTGTTTATGAAATAATCACATGCTTGTTCTTTAGCATCATACGGTGGATTGACAAAGTACATCTGTAAGTATGATGGATTGGCAGTATGTCTATAGCAGTCTTGCTTCTTAGGACAATTGCCACCAGCACACATAGTAATGTCTGTCATTTCCAGTCCTCCATCGCCTCAGACACTGGCTCTAATCCTTCATACTTGCGACTGAATAAAACAAGCTCAAACTTTTTACCATCTTCGTCAGTAATATAAATACTACGAACAAAAGAATTAGAAAACTGTTCTTTAATATCTTCAACAACAACTTTTGCTACACGATGAATAAGAACACTGTTCATTCTACATCCTCCTTAAGTGTTTGGAATTCACTACGATAGTTATCTAACTCGAACACCTGACAGAATGTATCCCATGTCTTGTGCATGCGTAAGTCTAGGATGTTCT